GATGCCATGGTCAAGCAGATAAGCGCAATCCCGTGGCTCGCCGACACCGACGTGGCGCTGGAACAGCTCGGCTATTCGAGTGAGGACATCCACCGCATGGAGGCGAGCCGCAGGCGCTCCCAGGGCCTCGAGCTCCTCGGCGCGGCGAGCGCCCAGCGAACGGCGCGGCAGAACATGCACAACCTCGCGGCGATGAAGCCGACCGAGGAGTGAGCAGATGGACGAGCAGCTGATCCCGCGCTCACTCATCGACGCATACGGCGACGCGCTCACGATGCTCGAAGACGAGAGCGCCGCGACGCTCAGCCAGGCCGTGGCCGCGTGGCTCGAGAGCCACCCCGAAATCGACTGGGACGAGCTGCGCAGCTTCGCCACGAACGCGGCCTACGTCGCGTCGACCGAGCTTGCATCGCAGTCAGCTGGCCTCTCGGACGCCATGGCAGAGGTCATCACGGGCACCGCGCCGCAGGTCGCCGCCAGTGTCACCATCGAGGTTGACGCCAAGGCGGTCGAGGGCACGGTGCGCCGCCAGATTAACCTCGTTCGCGCTGGCAAGCCTGGCGAGTTCGCCGAGGCCATCGGTCGCATCCCGAAGAGCTACGGCAAGCGTGCCGCGCGTGAGCGTGCTCTGGGCAACGTCGACAAGAACGTCCGCTACCAGCGCGTGCAGCAGGGCGAGAGGACGTGCACCTTCTGCCAGATGCTGGCGGCGCGTGGCCCCGTCTACGTCTCCGAGAGCAGGGCGGGCAAGTTCAGGGAGTTCCACAAGAACTGCGACTGCGTCGTGGTCCCCGTCCCCGTCGGCTACAAGGTCGAGGGCTTCGATGCCCAGGCCGAGTACGACCGCTGGCAGGCGCTGGCCGCCATCGATGCGGATGACAAGCGATACCCGACCAAGGAGGCCAAGGAGGCCGCGAAGCTCGATTTGGTCGAGCGGCACCCGTCGCGAAGCCTCTTCGTGGACTAGAGGCAAGCAAGGAGGCATCTGCATGAACTTCAGCTACATCGTGGAGAGCAACCCCGCATACTCGCCCGACAAGGTGCGCGACCCCTACCACAGGGGCGTCCTGGACGGCTACGACGCGGCCATCGACGACCTGGAGTGCTTCCTGGCCAACGTCTACGACGCCGACGTGGTCGAGGGCTCGCCTTACTCGGAGAAGGTGATGGCCAGGCTCGCCGCCGAGGTCGTCGACAACGCCCGCGAGTGGCTCCACGCCACCTGGTGCGAGCACGTCGTGTCGTTCGTCGAGGATGAGCCCGACGAGGGCGAGTGATCCCGACAAAGCAAGGCATCAACCGTGACGCATCCGGAATGGCGGCGTCATGCATCTTTCATTGCCGGAATGGCAGACAGGAGCCGAAATGGCAGAGCAGACCACAGAACCGACCACTGGCCAGGCAGCTGAGGAATTCGCGAGCGCGGCCACCCAGCTCGAAGACGTGAATGGCGCAACGCCGCAGCCTCAGCAGGCTGACGACGCCGAGCTGAGGAAGTGGAAGGAGCTTAGCCGCAAGAACGAGAGTGCCGCTCACAAGGCGCAGTCGGAGCTTGCGGCAGCGAACGCGCGGATAAAGGCGCTCGAGGACGCCGCGCAACGCGAGCGCGATGTCTCCGAGGTCGCAGCGGCGACTGGCGTGCCAGCATCCCTCATCCGTGGCGCGAACCGCGCCGAGATGGAGGAGCATGCGAAGGCCATCGCCGAGGCCTACGCCAGGCCGACGGCACCGCAGGTTCCGCATGCGGGCTCGTTCTCGGCCAACGCGCGACCGTTCGCGGAACTCTCAGAGGCTGACAAGATGCGGGCCATCGCAGATGGCATCTCGCGCCAGCTCGGCCTCACCAACTAGCAAAAGATTGGAGCTGAAAATGGCAGCACTTGACACCAACCACGTCATTCTCCCGCAGGAAGTCTCCGAGATGCTCCTCACCAAGATCTCGGACCATTCCGTCGTCCAGCGTCTGAGCACGCTCACCCCGACCATGTTCAAGGTACAGGCCTACAACCTCTTCACGCAGGAGCCCGAGGCCGAGTTCGTGGACGAGGGAGCACAGAAGTCCTCGATGACGCCCGAGATCGGCCAGGCGTCCACCGGCATTCACAAGGCGCAGGTCACCGTCCGAATGAGCGACGAGCTTCGTTGGTACGACGAGGACAACCGCATGCAGATCGTCTCGCAGATCGTCAGCAGCGGCTCCCGCGCCCTTGGCCGCGCCCTCGACTACGGCGTGCTCTACGGCGTCTCGCCCGCGACTGGCACGCAGATGACCAGCCCCGCGTGCATCATCGATCCCAGCATGCAGACCGTGACCGCAACCTCTGACCCAGCGGCAGACCTCGACGCGCTGGTCGAGATGGTCAACGAGGACTACGAGATCAACGGCATCGCGCTCTCCAAGCCGTGGGCGAACGAGCTGCGCAAGAAGCGCGACCCAAACACCGGGCTGCGCTGGTTCCCCGAGGTCCCGCTGAACCTCAACACGGGCAACCTCGAGGGCATCCCCGCCGCCACGTCAAGCACCGTCAACGGCACGAGGGTCGCCCCGTCGGTCACCCTGCCGCGAGCCCTCGCCATCGTCGGCAACTGGGACCTCGTCAAGTGGGGCGTGGCCCGCAACCTCGGCCTCGACATCATCGAGACTGGCGACCCCGACGGCCTCGGCGACCTCAAGCGCCTGAACCAGGTCGCCTACCGCCTCGAGATCGTCTACGCCTGGGCCATCCTCGACTCCCTCGGCTTCGCGGCGCTCGTCCCGCACCAGGGCTAGGCCATGCGCGTCAGAACGCTGGGCATCGTCCAGCATGCAGGGCGCATCGTCGGTAGCGGCCACGTCATCGACGTTGACGAGGAGTCGGCGCAGCGCCTCGCTGACCGTGGCCTCGTCGCCGTGGTCGAGCGTCACGAGCTCGATCCAGAGCCAGAGCCAGAGCCGCCGCAGGAGCCTACGCCGCCGAAGCCGCAGCGCAAGCCGCGAGCACGCAAGCAGAAGGAGCAGGCATGAGCCTAGAGCAGGCCTACGCGACGCTCGATGACTACGAGACCAGGTTCGGCGCTGTCCCCGACGGCGACCAGGCGCGGGTTGACGCACGCCTCTGGGACGCGTCGGTGATGGTCTACCAGCTCTCCCATGACCCCGCTGCGCTCGACGCCGACGCCGCCTGCATGGTGGTCTGCAACGTCGTGCACCGCTCGATGGCCACGGGGGAGACCGCAGGCCTCACGGACGGCGTCCCGTTCACCCAGATGAGCCAGACCGCTGGCGTCTACTCGCTCTCGTACAGCGTCGCCAACCCCTACGGCGACCTCTACCTCACGAAGGCCGAGAAGATGCTCCTCGGCATCGGCAAGGTCGTGTGCGGGAGCATCGACGCGATGGTCCACGAGGACGGCGAGGCGTGATGAAGACCACGACCGTCTACGTCTGGCGGCCGACGGCTGGCCGCGACCAGTGGGGGCAGCCCACGCAGGCGTGGCAGCCCGAGGCCGTCTCTGGCGTCCTCTTTGCGCCGCCATCGGGCAAGCTCGCCACGGGCGACGACGAGGAGATGCGTGCGGGCGACGTTGGCGACATCACGTTCCACTTCCCGCGCGGCTTCGAGGCGTCGCTGGCGGGATGCTCCATCGAGACCGAGCCAGTCGGCGGGGAGCGCAGCCTCTGGGACGTTCTTGGCGACCCGGTACCGTACATGGCCGCGAACACGCCAGGCCAGTTCACGATGCAGGTTCACGCGACGCGCAGGACCGCAGCGCAGAGGAATGTGGGGCCGTCGCCATGGCAACCGTGAGGACCGTGCGACCTGACCGCTTCTGGGCCGAGGTCGAGGAGTGCATCGACGAGGCCGTCGACGAGGTCGCGAGTCAGACTGAGGCGGCGGTCTCGAAGGTGGGCAAGCAGGCGGCGAGGGACGTGCGCTCAAACGCCCGCAAGGCCTTCGGCGGCAGCGGAGAGTACGCGCGCGGCTGGAAGGTGGACTTCAAGGCTGCGGGCCTCAAGTCCTCAGCCGTCGTTTACAACACGACGCAGCCATCCCTGGCCCACTTGCTGGAGCTTGGCCACGAGCAGTTCGTTTGGGGCCACCCGACGGGGCGTCGCTTCGCAGGGCGCAAGCACCTGGAGCCCGCGTTCGTCAAGGGCGTCGCCGACCTGGAGAGGGAGATGCGGAAAGATGAGACATAGCGACCTCTGCGCGGCGCTCACCGCATCGGGCATCCCGTGGACGGGCGAGCGCTGGGACGTTCCGCCGTCAGCCATCCCACCGCTTCCCTACGCGGTCAAGTGCCGCGACTCCGCGCCGACGAGCCACGCCGACAACCTGACGCTCGTCAGCGCCAACTACTGGCGCATCGAGCTTTACTCGCGCAACTACGATTACGAGGCAGAGGGCAGGCTCGAGGCAGCCCTGGACACCGCAGGTTTCGCCTACGTGCTCGAGCCCGTGGGCGAGGTCCCCGACTCGGGGGGCGTCTACGA